AACTTGTACTAATTGTAATATCTAACTGACCATTTGTTCTTAACCATACTAAAACTTGACCATTGTTTTGAGTTGTATTTCTTGGAATATGAAACAACATTCTCCCAACAGCCAAAGATGTTACCTTGACCCACATTGATAAAGTGAATTTATTACCACCATCCAATGCGCTGAATGTTGTACTCCCTTTTGCATACTCATCCACGCCATCAAATGACATTGAATATAAGTTATTAAAAGTATTAAAAATATAAGGATTAATTATCATGCTCTTGTACCGATAATAGTTACTTTTAAACCTTTAGCCGTTCCGTCACCTATTTGATCAATGTCAATAGTCATTTCAGCATCATCAGCCAAAGAAGTATCACTTATAACAGGTGGTGTAGCTGCTGTTGTACTCGTCTTTTCTGTATTATCAATAGTTAACTTTGTGCTTAATATTGTAGTTCCTCCTTCATTAATATCTACTGTAAAAATATTACCACTTGTTTGGGCTGTTGTTAATGAAGCACGAACCGCTGTAACAGTCATGGCATAAGGCATTCTAAAAGTCACTTTTGCCGTTCCAGTAGTTAGAGCTGTTGTTTCATCTGAACACGCTAATTGAATTTCACATGGTAATGGTTTATTTTTCCATAATGAAGTAACAGATTCATAAATCAAAGCCTCATTATTAGCTAATGTAAGACTATTAATAGCTACATTATGTAATTCATCAAGCTCATATCCATTATCTATTTTTACAAATATTTTTCCATGAATAGCATGAGCATATTCAACATAACCAATAATAACAGTATGTATTGGGGCAACTGGCTTAACATTTGTTATTGCCCCAAATGTTGTTCCTGATAGATAAAGAATATCACCATCATTCCAAGTTTCACCCTGTAAAGATCCAGTAGTGTTTATTTCAGTTAATGGCCCACTTATTTTTATAAATCCTTCTTGATTACCAGTTATATCCTCAGCTACCAATCCAATAGTTCCAGCTGAATTAGCATCATTATCTGCTTTAGCTAATTTTACTGACAATCTTTGACCAGTAGCACCCGTTACAACTACAACTTGATAGTTAGACCTCAATAAATTGACAAGAGGAGAAGTTTTATTAACTACTCTAGCAACTTCTTCTTCTCCGATTTGTAAATCTATATTACCTCCCTTTAACTTAAACCGATATGTTCCAGTTGTATCATCCCAGGTTAATTGTTTTTTATCTATAAAAGTACTCATTAAATATTATATCAAGTAAGTGTAATAATTATCAATTCCGCACCTGTTGCACTTGTACTATATGTTACAGCACCCAATGTATTATTAATTGCTCCAGCATCAAAACTAATTGTTTCCCCTGGTTTAAGAGTAATTCCTCCTACCGTAGCATCAGCAGTTCCTACACTAGCAAAAGACATAGAAAAAGAACCTAATGCAATAGTTCCAGATCCAGGAGAAGCTGAAGAATATCTAAAAAAGTTTGGAGTTCTCTGAACGCCAGTACCACCATCAACAGTAATGCTATTACCTCCATCTTGAATAGCTACGGCTCCATTAGCATTTACAGCTATAGGTGAGTAATAACCATTATTAGATGTCATATTAGCATTAGTGTCATTTCTAACAGCCATCACAAACGAACCTATATTACCAGATGAATGAGCAGAATCCTCATTATATGTAGCAGGCATCGTTAATACATCTACTTGTAACTCACCGTTGCTATTAGTACTTATAGGATTGTTTAAGTCAGAACCATATACTTGAACAGAATCATTATCTTTACTCAAGTTAACATCTAAAGTAACACCACCTGCTATGTTTACATTCAAAGCATCATTACCGGCTATATTAGTAAATGTAAATGCATCTATGTTGGCATTACATATAGTTACTGAGTCTTCTACACAGGTTAATGGTTCAGATACTTCATCATAGATTGCTTGTAATCCTTGAAGCATTTTCCATTGCCAAGGCATGTTATTACCTTGGTTTCCACTATCTTTTAAATTTGCTATTGACATAATTATATATTTAATAAATTCTTACTCCTCTACATGTTAGTGCATATAAAGCATTATTAGTTCTTCCTGCAACTATAAAATATTGATTCTGTGTCCAGTCAATTGTTGTTGTTGACGGTGCCGTCAGTGATCCTGTATTATCCGTATTACTAAGTTGTGTCACAGGAAAAGAATATGTAGATGTTCCATTTATAAAATTAGTTCTGATAATTGATCCAAATCTAGCAGTAGCTGTTATGTTTGATGTTGCAAGTTGAGAAGCACCTACTAATGAGTTTATTGTATTTACATGAAATGAAAATACAGGAATATATGAATCCGCTGTTTTTGTAAACTGTGCAACAAAACTAAATGCATCATTACTACTAAAAGTATTTGCAGGAATAAATATTGAAGTTAGTATAGTGTTTACAATATTATTTGTTGCAAACAATCCTGTTGAAGCAAAACTTGCAGATCCTGGTCCTGCAACACCTTGTGGACCTTGTGGACCTGTTGCACCTTCTGCTGCTAATAAAGCCCAGTTAGCTGTATCTACAGTTGGATCTAAAGCTGATGGTCCTACACCTGCAGGGTTATAACAGAAATAACTAGCACCTCCAAAAGATACTGCATCATTTTCTGCATAAACTCCTGCTGCCGACCATAACCCTTGCCATATAAGCCCGGCTGGTCCAACTGGACCTGGCACTCCTTGTGGTCCTATTGGTCCTTGTAAACCAGTGGCACCTGTTGCTCCCGTTGCTCCAGTTGCACCTGTAGCACCTGCAGGTCCCGGAGGACCTTGAGGACCAGTGCCGTATTGGGCTACAAAATTATCTACTGATATTGCAGCTGTAGTGTACTTATCATCTCTAGACTCAGTTCTAATTCCTACAGGAAGTAAAGCATTATCTGGTACAGATGTTACTACTCTTCTTTTACCGGCTATCCAGCTTATAAAATTTAAGATATCCATGATTAATTAAGTGTGTATAATTCATAGTATACATACAATGCTCCATCCCAGTTATTAGCACCAGCTAATACAGGAGAAGCATTATAAAGATTAAATCCTAAACCTGTAGGTAATGCTCCTGTAGAAAGTAAATAAGGTATAGCTCTATCATTAACTGCTGCCTTATAGTATACAGAGTATTGTACATATATATTATCTCTGTTTGCTACTGATAAGTCTAAATCCAGATTATTAATAAAAAATTCTACTGAACTTGCAAAAGAAAGGGCAGGAGTTAAAGGGACTGATGTACCCATACCTGTAATATCAATAATACCACGGGGAGTATCTACTACTACAGTATTAGTAGCTGTAATATCTAACTCATAATGTTTAGTATTACCTGTGCAACCAGACTGCACTGCATCTTTAAGAGGCATTGCATAGTCTTGGTATCCATCATCTCTTGTGGTAAATGGTACTTCAGCACCAAGTACTACTAAATCTGTCTCAGCATTATTTGCTTTTGTTTTAATAAGTTGCTGTTTTTTCCAATACAGCCAGTTTAAAATTGTCATGATTATTTGTTTTTTTTTAGTTATACACCTATGTAATTTACATTACAATTATTATTAATTAAGTATTCAATTTCAAATGATACTCCTACTTCTATAATTGTTGCAGGTGGTATTGTTAAAGGGCATTGATCTACTTTCATCTCAATAACAAGCTCCACATTATTACCTACAATATTATATGTTTGTTCAAAAGTTATTTGTGCATAATTTAAACCATTTGGTGTACTTAAATCTGTCACTGTATTAAATAAACCTAGTGGTTCAAGTTTTCCTTTTAACACCATTCCTGGTACATCAGCAAAAGCAATACCTGAATTTTTCCAAGGGTACACACCAAAGTTTGAAAGACCAAAACCATTTTCTACAGTTATGGTTCCTAATGGAATTACATAATTTCCTGCACTTTGCAAAACAACCATTCCACCAATTTTCCAACCAGATAAGTTTTCAATTGGTAAATTAGGATCTATAGTGTGTAAATCTTCTACTTTAAGACATGTATTTAAAAGACTTGGTTTTATTATCCAAGGTGCAAATACACCGACTTCTGTAACATATTTATTTGCATCATTGCATTCTGGTAGCAACAAATTTACATTACTTGCTAAAACTTCAATTGGCTGATTATTGTATTGCCAGGTATATGGAAATAATGGAGTGGGCATTGTTTTAATAAATATATATATAATATACAAAAAATTTTTGATATAAAAAAATCCCCAGCTAAAAAACTGAGGATCTTTCCGTTTGATTAGAGAAAAATATTAAAACATAAGTCCCATAAAGAATGCAACAATTAACATTACTATTGTAGTAAAGTTAGCTATCTTTCTACCTTCAGGGTCATCATCCCAGACATTGTGTATCTTATTATATATAGGTTTGCTAAAAGCATTTTGCACTAAGAATAGAAAACCTAATGTTAATACACCCACTATAAATAATATACCATCTATCATAATGAATCAATTCTTCTTTGTAAATATACTAAAGCTTTTTGTAAATCTTCCTTTTGTGTAGAAATATTTTTCTTTCCTGCCCGGGCAACATACTTAATTACATTACCAAGATAGAAGTCCTTATCTAGATTCCACTCTTCAAGAACCCGGAATACTTCATATGGATTGTCTTTACCACCATAATAGTCTGGCCGGGGACCTCCATCAAGCTTAATTACTCTTTTAGAATAATCTATTTCTTTTGCCGTAGGGCAAGTAGCCTTATGGATACTAGTTTCCTTTCCAATTACTCCGTCTGTCATAACTGCATAAGGTGTTACCATACTATAATTACATCACCTTCATTAAGAACAAGTTTAATTTTCCCGTCTATTTCTATACGCTCAACTTGTTCCATATTAAGTGCAGAAGTTCTTACATACACCTGATCACCTTCTTTCACTTCTTCTACTTTATCTCCTGTGGCATAAACTGTAAGTTTACTCCAAAGCTTTGCAGCTTCTTGCATCATTGCCTCTTCATCTTTAGCAGACAACTCAAGCCCAGACTTTTTTCTTTCAGGTACACTGACCAATATTGTCCGGCCTCTTAATAACTTAAATCCTTTACTCATTACTTGTTCTTTAATGTGATTACTTTTACTACTGACATTTGAGCATTCAGGATTTCTCCAAGTGCATGATCAAATAACAAACTTTTTAACGGACCTCTCTCAGCTTCATAATTCTTCTTCATTATCTCAGCCATTTCTGCAGCTAGCTCTTTTACTCTAGTTACATCTGGATCCCCGGATGGATTAAAATCTAATCCTACTAATTGATGTCCAAAAGGAACAATCTTATGCTCATGAATTTCAGGAGCAGTTGATGGTACATTGTACACTGGTTTTTCTTCACTCATTTTATTTGGTTTTTAAATTTATGCATCATACTTCTGTGCTGTCTTGGGTATAGCATCTTCTTCTTTCTTTTCTTCTTGCAGATCTTCAAGTATATTCAACTTGATCTTTTCTAATAAACCTACTATGGCAAGATTACCATAAGAGGCTTCTCCAATTTTTACTTCTAATCCATCTTCTTTTTGAAAGATGGCTAATAAAACATTATCTGACATATTTAATAATTTACTTAGTTTATCATATAACATTCTTGCATGCAGGTTATCCATTCCAGATTCTCTAACCTGATTAGTTATTTCTTCCCACAACCTTTTTTGCTGTGGTGTCATTTCAATAAAAAGGAGTTGGATAAATCATACAAGTTTGTTGGTTGGACAAATATAAAAACTTTTTTTGTTTAAACTAAAAACCCCGGAAAAATTTTCCAGGGCTCTTAGCTTATTAATCAATCAAATACTAATATGAACACTACAAATATAATAAATTATTCTGTATCATAAAACATTCTTTCAGAATCTTCTGTATGCCATTTATCAAAACCTTCACAATTATACCAGTCTTTATTGACTAAGTAATCCGGTCTTTCAGGGAAAGGTTTAGTCACAAAGCTTGGCTCTGACCACTTAATCCGATTGTTAGGTTGTAGAGCAATCTGACCATTATCTAAAAGTATTATGTGATGGCTCTTGTGCTCCATAGGATCTTCTGCTAGAGATAGATCTGTGTTAGGATCATTAGCACCCCAGTTAATAGTAGCATAGTAATTTCCCGGGTAAAACTTATGATCCTTCATATACACTTCTACAGGAGTATCATACAGATATGACAAATGCAGTAGAGTAAAATTGTAAGAAAAACAATTCCATATCTGCAGATAATGAAAAGGTAAATCTGGATCCGGTAACTTAGGTTCTGTCAATAGGGCATGGGATGGTAGTTTATCTCTGAGTACTCCATTCTCAAGGAGCACCTGGAACAGTGCAGCTTGTCCCGGCATACATCTAACTGAAATTACTACCCCCGGGGTGAATTCTCCAAGACCTTTCTGGTGCTGGTACATATACTCATTCCTAACAAATACTTTGAGAGGAAAAAAATTGTGTTCTATATAAGCCATTACTTTTTAAAGAACCCTTTCTTAGGTTCTTCCTTTTTATTAAACCCTAACTTCTCTACAATCTTATTAGCTTCATCTTCAGCAAAGCCTATCACCTCTTCTTCTTTGTCAGCAATCTTCCAGTTATTTAACAGGATACTCATGTGCATAGTTTCATGCATAACAGCTGTAGCTTTTTCTGTAAGGGAGTACTTCTGAAATGTACTTAAGTTAAGAAACAAGAATGGTTTATGTGGAGCTTTAGCTGTAAGCTTCTTATCAGCCGGGTCATAGTTAGTCCACCCATATATATAAACCCCGTTGCCTTTAGTCTTATCAATCTCTTCTGCCTGGGCATCAGCTCTATTGAGACCATGCATCTCCGGCACCTTATAATAATCAAAGATCTCTGTAGCATTATCTCCTGCTAACAGAATATACTTACCCATGTCAAACTTTTTCATAACACAAATATATAAAAAAAATCCTGGACTGTAACATCCAGGACTTTCCACCAGTCCGTTGACCAGTATACATAACTTAAAGCAAATATAAAACAAAACCCCGGTACATTATACCAGGGTCTGCTAGAAAACATCAAATTTAATTTTTAAATCACAACACAAATTTACAAACTTATTTTAGACTACCAAATTTTAGAGTATCTGATGGTTATTATTTTTATTATAAGCAATAGTATGTGATGGGGTTTGTATAGATGAGCCCCACCCTCAGCCAGAATTGGTGGTACCCCCCATGAAGTCTATACAGCTTAAAACTTTTTGGGTATGAAAATAATATTTTTTGTACAGGTAAAATTATCTGTTAACAGTCTATGATCTAGCTACAACTTAGTACTATGATTAGTATACTATAGTATGTATATAAGACACAAGCACAGGGGGTACTGGCAACCATGTCTATATATCTGGCTGGCAAGCAACCAACAACATTCTATATATACAGCTCTATACTATTATTAATTATAAAATTAAAAGATCATGAAAGTATTTGGATTATTTAATATGGTTGCTGCTTATATATGCACCATAATTTCTATTGTTAATGTAACATATTGTGTAGCATTTGAAGCTATGTATGCTAATGCGTTTATCATGTCTTTAGCAGGATTTGCTATGTTTATGATAGCAAGAACATTACACAATGAATGGAGACAAGGGAAGCTTTAAGGCTTCTCTTTCTCTTTGTGTATTATACAGCTTTTTACTTTTATTGATGAATACTATATGAGTTAATTCCAATAATAGAAATCATCTGAGCCAGTAAGCTATATGGCAATATGAGAGAAGCAGGGTAAATAGCAAGCCTGCATTTTTTTTATTATACAGCTTTTCACTAGTATTAATCTTAAAACTAAATATCATGGTATCTTATGTAATCATCAATGGAATTGTAACAGTTAAAGAATGGGTATTAAATCCCAATGCTTAACTTGAAGTGTCACTTTAATAGTGGCACTTTAACTTTTTGATATACAGCTTATTACTAATCTTAAATTAAAACTATATAACATGGATCAGAAATTAATAAAAAGATTTGGCTTTAAAGACTTGCATTTACCAACTTTATTAAAGATAGTAGATTTTACACATGATCAAAAATCTGTTACTACTATGTGTGCTAACATGCATGGTAATAAAGGAAGTTATTCTCCAACTAGAACTGCAGCAAAAGTGCAAGCACTTGAAGAGTATGCAGGATTCTTAGAGAAGATTGCTGAAGTATTAAAACTTATGCAAGATGAGGGGGAGTAATTCCCCTTTTATTTATATACAGCTTTGTACTAATTTTAAATTATATATATGATAGCACAGATTATTTTTATTTGGTATCTCATTACAGGGACTGTAGTGTACCAACATGATGTTGAAGGTAGAAACACTTATGCTCTATTCTTTCCTGATGGAAAGGTAGTTGATTATGCTTATAAGGCAGAGATCATAGAGTATATAGAGACCGGAACATTTGAGTATGATGAGACTTTGGAAGACAAAGT